GAGAACTAAGCAACCCTCACTGACATTAACCAAGCCATCAATCTCTTGAGTGAGACCAGTCCCTGACGCAACACTACCAACCCACTCTACTAATAGGCCTAGGTGGATGTGCCACGATTCAGTAGTCGTTCTCCTGATGTACTTGCGGTACTTAACATACTCAGGTGGTACGACGACGGGACCAAGTCCATCCATCACGTCGAATGCTAGATTCAACTTCTGTACTGCAACCCTCCCGTCGAACGTTTTATAATCTGTGGCAAAACGATGTGGTCTACTCTTGAGCAACTCTAGTAAGATACACATCTCTGTATAGGGATTGAAACCCTTGGCACTAGTATTGCGCAGGACTCTGTCTTTCTGAGTCATGGCTAATTGAAAACCACCATACGTCTCCCTGACTAAAATCATGAACATGAGATCAGATCCACTAATGCGTCTCGTGTCTCCTTCATTAAACTTCTTGTCAGACACAACTTCATCCTTAAGTACATCACTGAAAACAGTAGCTATGGGAGAATCCGTCAATATACTAGCCTTGTACTCTTTGTAGTACTCACAGAATCTGCCATAATCAGGACCCCTAATAGTCCTATCCATACTAAAGCCAAGGATACCCTTCTTACCAGGTCCTTTAACCCTCACTTTGGTAGGAAAACCAGGAGAACTATCTCGGGGTAACCCATTAAGATGGTCCACTCCATCTATGGCTTCCTCGAAAGTCAAGAATCTATCATAACAAGCTCCTCTCTCACATAGAAAAGCTATCATACCGGAAGTGATGTCCGCCATGAGCTCTGCATTAACGAAGGTGCTAGGGTGGTTGTACTTCCCTAACGACTTTATCATTGGGTCAGAATACACACCATCTATCTTGTGTGGTTTCAACCTAGCAGGTTGTACTCCAATGGGACCAAAAAGACCAAACAACTTAGATCTCTTGATATTAGTCTCCACGGGATTACTGAGTTTAACACAGCGACCAACTATGGAACCTGATAGTACTTTGTCCATCTCACCGACTAGTACCGATAGTTCCATCTCCTCAAAGTTCAGTTCGGGGGGCATAACTCTCACCACAGTAGGAGGTAAGTCCATGAATTTGAGCATATCCTTGGTAACAGCTCTACCTAATCCAACGGCGGTCTTATCACCAGCAGTATGAATACCAACCAACGATGCTCCTCTTGCATCAATAGCAAAGACTGGGAGACCACACATGCCTGTCCAGGTTTTAATTTGGTACATCCAGGAACTTGTAGTTGCAAACTTTGCGCCTCCATCAGCAGCATACGTCTTAACACCCGTTGACCACATGGCCACTGTAGGTATCGTAAATGTCGCTGCGCCCAACGCTACGGGAATAGGAACGGCACCAGTCATACAATGTTTCTGGGGAGTATGAGGAACTGGATCTCCGAACAAGTGTAAAATGTTTGGCATCGAATTCATGCTACTCTCTGGTAATGTAAAGATGGCTATGTCTTCAACGGGAACCTTATCATCGACTACCTCGTTAAATCCATCCAGTTCATTCACAAAAGCTAAGAACTCGAGAGCTGTGAATGATATAGAAGATTGTTTAATAAAGGGATTCTTCAG